CATTCTTCTGCTCCTTTAACTGTTCCAACTTCTCAATCAAAGCAAGGCACTCATCATCACGATACATATAATTATCTTCATCAATGATGTTGTCATCGTAATCATGCTTATTTAGTTTTCTATGCTCTTCAATAACACCAAGCACATCCTCAATCGCATCTGCTCTAGCCTCCGCCTTAACATCCTCAATCGCATCTGCTCTAGCCTCCGCCTTAACATCCTCAACAGTAACAGTTCCATTGCACTCCCACTGGTTACAATCTCCATCCCTTGTTGAATAAACGCAATTATTACAATCTCTTTCCATTGTTTGCCTCCTAGTATTTATGACTTACTTTCGCATAAAGCTTTGTAAGATTTCCATTAACCTCTGCCATCTTGGAATGCAATGCTCTCATCTCTTCAGCATTCAACTGTTCCTGTCCATAAACCTCATTGACTCTCTTGGTTATCTCAAGAGTAAATTTTGACAATGTTACCATTTCTTTTCTAAAAGCATGAACTTCCTTTAAAAGTTCCTCAATCAACTTCTGCTGTTCCGCATTTTGAAAAATATCAGTTGCTGTTTCCTGTTTCTTGATCAGGTCACTTTCCTTGCATTCCAGCATCAAACAGATAAGTTTCATATTTGCCTTGGATACCCAAGCTTTTTCATTGCAATAGTCATTGATTGTTGTCTGCGGAATTCCTGACTCCCTTACAAACTGCTTTTCTGTTGTAAATTTGCCCTTGATTCTTCTTCTAAGCTCTTCCCCATCTATCTCAATTCCCTTTGGTTTAATTCTGGTTTCTGCCATCTCTAACCTCCTTCATTCCGTCCTTCTTGCCCTTCTCATAAATATCCCTTACGCAATCAAAGAATGGTTTTCTCTGGCATAAGTAGACCTTAATCTGCTCATTTGACATTGACCTTGCTTCTCTCATCCTTACACCTCAATTTCTATGCCGATTTCCCTCTTGATATTTTCTGCCCACTTTCTAATGTCTTCATTCCCGGCATTATAGGATTCCAGCATTTCGTGGTATCTATCAACAAACTCATTAATCTCTTCTTCAGTAAACTCAAATATGTCCCAAAGCACTCCAATAGTAAGAAGCATCTGAACCTTCATATTGATGGCATTATTAGTGCCTTTTGCCATCAGAATGAGTTCTTCTTTTGTATATTGCTGTCTTCCCAATCTTCTTTTACTTGCCATCTCTACTCCTCCCCATTAATAATCCACTCAAGACTCTTGCCTGATCTAGCAGAAACCTCTGAAATTAATTTGAAGGATGGAGTTGTTGTCCCATTCTTTATGAAATAAGCTTTTTTTCTCTCACAGTCCTCTATCTCGCAAATTTCCTTGGTCTTCATTTCAATCTCTGCGATTAAATCAGCAACTCTTCCAGCAACAATCTGATTTGCATAATTAATCTTTCTTGCCATCTTCCTGCTCCTCCCTAAGTTTTCTTAAATACTTCAGTTGGTAAGGTTCTTCTCTTGTGACTTTAATCTGACATTTTTCCATGTCATGATATTTAATCATTTTCTTCATTTTCCTTTCATGTTTTTTCTTAATGTCCATATCTAAACCTTCTATTTTTTGAATTTTTATAGTTTTTATGTAGTTTTTTTGTAAATGGTTGCCAAAGTTACCAAAACTTTTTTTCTACTGGCAACCGCTCAACCCGTTGATACATAAGGGTTTGAAGGGTATAGTTGCCAGTTGCCAAGAATTTTTAACATCTCTATAGGAAAAACAAAAAAACAAAATTTCGATTTTTTCGTTTTCGTATATAAAAGTCATTTTTTCTACTGGTAACTCTGGCAACTCGGCAACTCTTTTTAAGTAAATGGGAGTTCAATATCATCATCAACTTCCAAAAAGTCATCATCATCCTTTGCGATTTTCACAACAACATATCTTCTCTTTACTCCATTAATAGATATGTTTTTGTCTGCCCTGTCCCCATTTGAATCAAGTAGTTTTTCCTTCTTTGCCCAAGACTTAAAAGCTTTTGGCTGGAATCCACCATCTTTTAGTATTGAGTCAAAAATTGATGGATTAATTGCTACCCTCTTGTGGGTCATAGTTTCCAACTCCCAGAATCCCCACTGAACAACATTGGAATCAAGTTCTGTTTTGGAATCCTTGGCAAAGTGGAATCCATTGGCAAATATGGTATCAACCACATAGTCATATGCTCTCTTATGTTCTGAAACCTCACCTTTATTTTTGAGATATTTACAGCACTTCTTTGCATCAAGTCTTATGCCATCTTTAAACAGGAAGAACTCTGTCAATTCATCCGCTGCCAGAATCAATGCCATTGGCATTATCTGCTTGTCTTCCTTCTCAACTCCCTCTTCCTTGGCAATTTCCTTGATAAGATTGAAGTACTTGTTTTTAATCTCAATCAATGCGTGGTCTCCAATGGTCTGGATCAGGTCTACAAACTCCCTTCCACTGTATCCAAAGTTTTCTCTCAGGATATTTGCAACCCTGTTTCCCTCCGCTCCATCAAACAGAATTGAACCATCTGACTCAATATCTATGACTCTGTTTACTGCTCCGCCCTGAGTAGATTCGTCAACAAGACTTCTTTCTCCATTGGTAATTGTGCAGTTCCTCCAGCTTGTGAGTTTATTCAGTCCAAGATTGACATTTGAGCGGTCTCTACCTTTCCCGGCACACCATCTGTATATCAACTGTGAGAAATCCTCATCCTGATGGTTTTTTATCTGAGCCATATCATCAATGGTCATGGGTAAGCTGTTTAGAATGTTCAATCGTATTTCCATTGCCGTCTGAGTTGCCTTTGCATCACTCATATACTTCCCTTCTGAAGGGTCTGCCCAGATTGAAGTTGCCAACATAAGGACAACTGTCTTTCCTATTCCAGTTCCTCCCCAGAGTGAAACTATAAATGGTAATGCTCCACAGGGTTCAACCAGAACTGATGCATAACTTGCAGCAAGATTGATAAGAACCTCCGACTGTTTTCTTGCTCTGATTTCCTTTACTGTTTCATACCAAAGTTCCCTGCTGCCAACCTCTCTGATTGAGTCAAACAATGCCTTAGTATTAAGTTCATTATCAAAAACAACCTCTTGGTCATATGGCAGGAATGACCTCTCTACATCTCCGTTTTCCAGCACTCTTGTAATGAATCCCAGTCTGCTGGTTGAGGCTACTTCCCTTATTCGGTCCGGGTTCATCATTTCAATGTCTGACAGATACTGGACCAGTGCCGCCGCATTTGAGTCATTGACCTGAATACTGCTATTGGCAAGTGCAAATATTTTGCTCTTACTGGCAATAACAGACCTGTCAACAATGGACTTTCTGACATGACCTCTTATCACATATTCAAGTTCCGTCTTATATGTTCCCAGTTCAGCATTTCTAAGTATCCTTGTTGGATAGATTGGATGGTGACAGGCATATGCTCTGCCTTTATCCGTAAGTATCCATATGCCAGAATCATCACAATGCCAGTTTCCGCATATATACGGCTCATCCAGTGAAGAGAACTCTGTGACGAATTCCTCCGGGGATGTTGTCAGGACATTGTTGAACTCTTTAAGTTTTGCCCTGCTTATCTTTTCAAAAGCGGTCTTGCATTTGCACTTGATTGCCTGCTCCCTCAACTGCTCAAGTAATTGAAGTCTTTTGCTTTCAAGTTCTACCAAGAAAAGCTCATTGAATAAGTCATCACAGAGAAGGGAATCTTTGTCTAATTCTTCTATATGTTCTAAGTACATCTGAAATGCTTACATCCTCCTTCCTTATGAATTTCTGCTCCCATTGTTCCTGTACAATTGGGAGTATATTTTGAGCAAATGTCCACTCGTCTGACATTGGAGGATATTTCTCGATGATTGCCCTGATTGAATCAAGATTGAATGCCATCATTGTCATTGCCTCTTCCTGTCTCTTCAGATCGGATGCGTTTTTGCTCTTTTGCTGGTTGCGTTTCATTTCTGCAACCTTCTTTTCTCTGTCTGATATTTCTTTATGCTCATACTTTCCCCCAAGTTTCATGAATGCAGTGGGGAAGTCGCAACTGTCCATTTTTTGAACAAATGTGAATACATCCCCATTCTCATGACAACTGAAGCAATAATATGAGTCTTTATAGACCTTCATTGAGGGATGCTTTTCCTTGTGGAAAGGGCAGCAACACATTCCGCCCCGGGTCACCTTTATCCCGTAAGCTTTGAACATTTCCCTCATATCTATGCCCTGTTTAATTTCATCTGATGTCATACTCTAACAACTCCAGTATCTTTCTTGCCGTTTCATTCCTCTTGCAGAAAACCCACTCGACTCCGTAAGTGACAGTAAACTCAAACATCTTGTCAACCAACCATCTACCTGTGTGCTTTGAGTATTTGCTTTTCCACCTTGCAATGTCTTTTGGACTCTTTGCGGATGTTCCTTCAATCAGGACAATGAATCTCATTTTGCTTTCCTTTGCCCTTTTGACTTCCTTTGTGAATCGGATAATATTTTCCTCTCCGCGACTCAGGTTCATGCAAATCTCTTGCAAATTAGCTTTCCTGTCAACAACAACAAGCGGGTTCTCCGTGTTTAGGTAATCCCCTGTATCAAGTTTCTTAGGGAATACATACTCTATTTCATTCTCATCAAAGTATTTTTGTATGTGTTCCCATTTGCGTTCTCTTGAATCAACGATTATCAAACGAATGGAAGCTCTTCTGCTTCCGCATCTGAAATATTAAGGAATTCATCTGACTGCACTGTATGAGTCTGGTTGCTGTTCTTTGAGCCACAGAAGTTCGTCTTCTCAACATTGCAGATTGTTCTGCTCTGTCTCTGTCCATCCTTCTCCCATTCCTCTGTGACAAGCTGTCCCTCAACAACAATTTCCTGTCCCTTTGTGAAATACTTAGAGATGAACTCCGCAGTGTTTCTCCAAGCCTTACATCTAAGGAAGCATCTTGTTTCCTTCTCTCCTCTTTTTTCAGACCACGCAACCGTGAACTCCAAGAATGAGAATCCTCCAACTTCCTTCAACTCTGGATCAGCAACCATGCGACCCTGATAGATAACCTTATTTACCATCTTCCTTATTCTCCTTTGCCTTTTTATTCATACATTCCCCGCACATAACCTTCTTAAAGTTTCGGCTTGAAATGTCTTTAATCTGTTCAACTGTCTTTCCTGCATATGGAAGAATAACCTTGCCACAAACCGGGCATTTCTCTTCACTAAATTCCTTGATTCTGATGCAGTTCTTTACTTCCCCAGCAACCTTTGTAGTGGTTACATAAAGAGTGATTCTATGACCAATACAATTAGCAGTGTTGTCCTCATCTGGACTAAACAACTTCTTTAATGTCTTGGTATTTGTCTTGTTCAGAATAAGAGGAAGAGTCTCCTCAAAGTAAACAGCTGAACCCAACTGATTCTTTCTAGTTTTGCTGTCATAGTATTCTGCTTCTTCAAATGCCTTGATTGTGACTACCTTCTCTTTCCCAAGTCCGCCCAGTTGTTCACTGTTAACAAATCGCGGGTCTAATATCTCAAGAAAGCTCTCCAATGTTTTTCCCATCTTTAGTCCTCCTTAAATTTCCAAATAAAACCACCAGCCTGTCTTTCAATGCCCCTGCAACACCTGCTTATATGTGTATGTTGAATACCTGTTTTTCTTTCAGCCTCTCTTATGCTTTCAAACACATTTATTAACTCGTTGCTTTGAGAATACTGATATACTATTTTTTTATCCTTTCTCGCATCTCTCATTCGTTGTTTTGAAGAGTCAGTATTTTTTCTTCCTTTATTCACGGTGGCAGTTTTTGATATCCGTTTTTTTATTGTTTCTTTAGTTTGCTTTTTCCCAATATGAGAAATACTTAGTTTATTTCTTGTTTCAATTGGCATCTTTAATCCTTTGTTATATGGGGTTTGTCCCATATGAGAATCACGCATCTTTTTTTTTGATTCTTCTGAATGCTTAAACCCTAATAGACATTTATCTCCACCAATTGAGACATTGTACCCATACAATGGGTTAGTAGTTTTATAGACTTCTATAAGTTCTTTCTCATATTCAAATGCTTGTTGTTGCGTTATGTTTTTGCACACAATCTCATGATTTATGTTTTCCCATCCATATTTTAAAATTGCCCGATAGAAAAGCTGTTCTTTGTACCCGGACCCGTTTTGCCACCTTCGTTGCGGCTGTTGCTGCGTGATTCCAATGTATTTTTTGTTATTGGGTGCAGTGTGAACATAAACACAATAATTATTGTTATTTACTGTTCTCCCTCCTCATATAAATATGTAAGTGTATTGTCTGGACCAGAGTATCCATACCAGTTGCCTGTTTCCTTGCAATAGTGATAAATGCTTATTGCTTTTCTAAACTGTTCACAACCTTCATTGATGAATTCATCTGAGCAGAAATAAACTCTTGCAGCATATGGAGGCTTCTTTTCCTGTGCGACAAATACAAATCCAACATCATCAAATGTGTTCTGGAAGAATCCTTCTCTGTACATTCCACTCTGAAACTTGTAACCAAACTTTCTGACAGACCTTTCAAAATGTCCGTCTGCACATGAGTCAGTTGTCTTGTAATCTACCAAGTATTTCTTTCCGGCATATTCTGTGATACAATCAGGACGAATCTTGCAGATTTCACCAGTTTCTGCATCGGTCCAGAAGAATGACTGCTCACATTCACCAGTGAGTAGTGGTCTAGCTAGAGGAGTTTCGTCTATTGCCTTGGACATCTCCTCTATTGCTTTGTAATCATCAGAAGATATGACAGACTTTCCTTCACTCTGTATCAGAAAGTTTGCATATATCTCTTTGCCATCTTTTGTTCTTCTGTCGCACTGTGGAGCAACTGCGAACTCATCGAAGAATGATTCCTTCTCAAGAATGTACTTGTGTGCCGCTCTTCCAAAGACTAATGCTGGAGTATCTTCTTTGCCCTTGTTCTCTTCCGCATACTTGAAATGCAATGGAGTCTGGCTCAACAAGATACTTAACTGCGACCTTGATACTCCCTCCTTTGCTCTGTATTCGTCATTAGTCACTTTCTTTTCCATCCTGCTTTGTAATATCAATCAAATCAATCTCTCTGAAGTTTGACTTCTTATAAGACTCAAGTTCTGCTTCAAGCTCCTGTACTCTAGCCTTATACTTGTCCCTCTCACCTTCCGCATTCCATCTTCTGATCTGATGGTCTGAAACCTCTGCCTGAAGCTTTGCGTTTGTGAGTCTTAACTGGATATAATCCTCAAACTCAATTGTTACTGTTGTTGTTAATGCATCCATTATTCTTCCTCCTTCATTTCGTTTTCTATTGCATCAATCAAGTGTTTAATCACCAGAATGCTCCAACCATTTCCCAGCATCTTATATGCTTGTGAATTGCTAACCGGGAACTCATACCACTCCGGCACCTACTGCAATCTCATACATTCCCTTACTGTGAGTTTTCTTATGTGATAAAATCCATCCTCCAACTTGATTGGATATTCTTTCTCGTTGATTAAGACCTTCCCGTCCTTAACCTCATATATCTTTAATTGCTTATTGGAGTTTTTACCTTGAACTGGTTCTGCAATGCTTGGATGGAATGCAGTGGTAACTGCCGTCATTTTCCCCCCCACATCATAGATTCTGTCCTGTATGCTTGGTTGTATATTGTCAACTCCTGCCCTGCCCATTTTTGAATTAACGCAAATAGGTTCTGCTACTCCTGTTGTGCCACCCTTAAAACCTTCATTGGTAATCATTGTGGCTGTTCCGTATTTGTAATAACCTGCCATCACTGTTCTTGATTTGCCCCCCTCAAAAGTATTGAAAGGAATAGGTTCTGCTACCATTAATCGATCAGAGTTCTGATGGAGTTTGTCACTCTCAAATGTTCCTCCTTTGAAATAATTGGCATCAATTGTGTGTGCCTTATCTCTCCAAGTAGTTGCATTTCCTTCAAGTATGTCTTTCAGAAAGATTCCTTTGTCTTCAGGCTGTTCAATATTGACCTTCTTGTATGTCCCGTCATCTTGTCTTATTCCCACCCAGTACAATCTCTGCCTGTTCTGAGCAGATACAAGTGAAGAGTTGATGCAAATTGGTTCAAATCCAAATGTCTCTGTTATGCTTTCCTTAATTGCTTTAGACATTGATTTGTTATTTTCATATATAAATGCCTTTGGTTTTGCCTCTCTCCAATGTGTATTGTGTTTGGGTAATTCTCTTTGCAGACCTTGATTCCTATCTGCTTGATTTCTGATGCGTAGTATCTGCCGACTTTGATGCCTGCTCTTTCAAGAGCAATCTGTCCGCCGCTCATACCATCGCAAAGACTTAATACATTAATTTCTTTCACTTGTGACTTCCTCCCTTTTTCTTTTACTGTTCCTGTGCCATTGTTATCTCAAAAGCTCTTTCTGTTATTGACTTTGAATACTTTCCATATCCATTGATATTCTCCGGTCCCTTGTTGTAACCCTCCAAAACCAGCATCACATCACCTTCTGCATCAAGCAGGTCTTTCAAGTAGTTCAGATACTCACAACAGGTAAATATCTGAATCTCAGGGTCATACCAATCCACCGGGTCATTACCTATAACATTCTTGGCAAATGACTTCATATACTTTGGATTCAATTGACAGATTCCAACACAGTCCCCATACTTACCGACCGCTCTTAAATTGCCGCTTGACTCTGTTTCAATCAGTGCCTCAAGTAGTTGTGCATCTATCCCATAGACCTTCTCTGCGGTCTCACATATCTGAATGAGTTCATCTGACAGATATGTATCTTCGTATTGCTCTGCCCTGATCTGCATAGGATTAAAAGCCAATAACCCTGCAAGAACTAAGCAAACGATTTTCTTTTTGTTTCTCATAAGTCCTCCATGCGTAATTTTTTTCTAATCAGATACATTTCCTTCACATCAAAGTTCATTGTCTTGAATCTTTCATTGAATACCTGCTTTGACATTCCCGCATATTCTGCTAGTGCTGTCTTTGTGATATGCATTTCATTCAGCCTGACAAGAATCTCTGCTTTGACATCTCTGACATATTGGTCTGCTCGTTGCGATTCTGTTAGTAATACTCTTGGCATCTAAATCACCTCTGAATATTTCTTATATATGTTTTCTGCGACAGAAACCCCTAACCCATACTTGTCAACTACTGCCATAAGTTCACATACATCCTTCAGCACTGGTTCTCTTTGCTCTAGCATCTTAGGAGACATTTCAGATTTTTTGACCATCTTTGGATATCCATTCATATTGCTCACGCACTTATTAGCTATTGTGTTTGCTTTCATATAGTCCTTTATGCTAGGCATTTGCAGGTTGTCATGCAGGAACTGCATAGAGTACTTTTGAATCTGTATATCTGCTTTTCTAAAGTTGATATATGATTCCATCTGGTTGAATGCTTCAATGTATTTGATTTTCCATTCAAGTGCTTTCTTTCCTGTAAATCCCATAACTAAAAGTGAAAATCCATCTCGATTCATGTAATACATTGGCTGCGTTTTGTTTTGACCATTTTTATATGTTGATTTATAAAACCACATCTTTGATGTCTCCCCATTTTTGGGGAGTCCGCTGATTAAGTTTTCAATTGCTCTTAATACATGGTCATGTCTTTTCCCAAATGCCTCTGCAACTAGCAAAGATGTTGTCACTGCTTCATCATTTTTGATGTTGATTAATTCGTGCATTCTATCCCTCCTGCTTGATCAGTTCTTCAATTGAACAATCAAGAACCTTTGCAATCTTCAATAGCTTTGCCGCATTTGGTGACGATACATTTCTTTTCCAGTCACTTATTGTTGAGCGGGCAATGCCTGTTAGCTGCGCCACTTTGTAATCCGTATAACCCTTTGAGTCTCTTAACTCGGCATATCTTGAATACATTGTTTTCCCTCCTTCCGCATTTAGTATTTGTAAATAGTACGGAAATCAGTTATAATTACTTTTGAAATCCCACATTTCAATACTCTATGTACTGCATTCCGTACGTTATGTACTGATTGTAGTACGTATATCAAAACTTTTAAATAGTATATAAGTACTATTTTCAGTACAAAAGGTAGCGATTTTATGACATACGAAGAATATTCAGAAATAAGAGATTCATTAAATTTAAAAGATGGGACTGTTGCTGCTAGAGCAGGGATAACAAGGTCAACTTTTACTGATTGGAAAAATGGAAGAAGCAAACCAAAACAAGACAAGATGGATAAAATCATGGCAGTTCTAAATGAGCCAAAAACACATATTACAAATGTTTTTGTTAATCGTGACAAAGAAAGAAATCATTCAACTCTTTCAAGCAAACAGGCTGATATGATTTTCATTGATATGTGTAGAGAATTAATGGAAGGAAGAAACCAAGAAGAAATCAATGCTATGATAAAAAGTTTTGCAGCATATGCCAGAGCTTCAAAGAAAACACAGAAAGTTATAGATAGCATATTAGACATGGAAGATGAAGAAAATTAGACTGCATCTGGCATAAACAACTTGCACGAACAATATACCGAACACTTTGTACTGTTTATCGTACAGTACAAGTGATATTGGAAATTATGCGTTGATGATATCCTAATTCAATTTATCTTTCAGGATAGGCAAGGATACCATTTTAAACTATAAAATGAGTAATTTTTTACCCATTTGAGTAATAATTGGAGTGATTATATGAAACCAGAAAAAAGAGGAAACTCATACAGGGTCCAGAAGACAGTTGAAGGGAGAAAATACTCCCTTACTTTTGACCATAAACCAACAAAAAAGGAAATAGATGCATTGCTGCGTGAAAAGATAGCAGAGAACCCTGTTGTAACCTCGCAGAATGCCCATAGAAAGACTTTTAATGAATGTGCGGAGAAATATTGCTCTATCAAATCAAATGTCATATCACCCTCTACAATGCGTTCCTACAAGAGTATGCTGAACAATATGGATGAAGGTTTCAAGTCTTTGCAGTTGTCAGACATTGGGCAGATAGAAGTGCAGGAACTGGTCAACAAGTTAGCACTGGACCATTCACCAAAGTATGTTAGAAATTATCATGCATTTGTATCCGCAGTATTGCAGACCTTCAACCCTGATCTGGCATTGAGAACTACTCTCCCACAGAAAATCAAAGTTGATGATTATGTTCCAACAGCAGAGGAAGTCAAGAAGGTTCTGAAGATAGCAGAACCAACAAAGTACTGGGTTGTTTTTATGCTAGGATGCTATGGACTTAGAATGTCAGAGATTTTGGGACTTACAATGGAAGACATAGATTTTGAAACAGGCATTGTTCATATCAATAAGGCAATGGTCTATGGAGATAATCAGGAATGGATTATAAAGCCAAATAAGACCACGGAAAGCACAAGGGATATAATTGTGAGTCAAGACCTGCTGAAACGCATTAAAGGGCAAGGAAATGTGTATGAAGGGCATCCTAGAAAAATTAATGAGAATCTGGAATCTATGCAGAAGAAAGCAGGTGTACCAAGATTCAAATTCCATTCATTAAGAAAGTTCTTTGCAACAGAAGTTTCAAGAGTTCTGCCAGAGGAAGACTGGCTGCGACTTGGCGGATGGTCTAGTCCATATGTTGCCAAGAAGGTTTATAGACATAATAGAATAGATGCGGAAATATCAGAGAAGCAAAAAGCTTCAGATCAGATATCAAGCCTATTGGGATAAGCGGACATTGAATGTCCGTTTTTCTTTTTGTGGATATGGTATAATATTGCCCCCATATCTTACCCAAATCTTACCCATAATGCCCCCATATTCTGAAATGCCAGTTTCGTGCGGGTTCGTGTGGGTTCACTTTTGAGGAAAATCTGCAAAAATCTTGGGTAAATCTTGGGTAAAAAATCTCGTAAAAACTACGTTTACAAGTAAAAAATACACTTACCCAAGCACCCTTTTGGGTAAAATAAAAACCCTCTAAAACCTTGATTTTAAAGCAAAAACCTTGATTTTAAAGGGTTTGTAGATAATGCCGGCAGTGGGACTTGAACCCGTTATAAAAGTGCTAAAACCGTTGATAAATCAACATTTTTTCATTTTCCGGGTAAGTCTTGGGTAAGAAAATTACATAGACAACATCTGCTTTATCCAAGCAACCTTCTCAACATATCCCCGGTGTGACTCATCCCATTTGTCCAGCATCTCCTGACTTGGCTTATAAACTTCTTGTAGTTTGTTGATTTTCATCATAGCATAAATATCATACTTCTGTTTGAGTATCTTGATCAGCTGGTGTATGCGACTTTCTGAACAGTTCAGATACATTGCTTGTCTTGATACGGTCCAGCCTTTTGCCCTGCTTTCAAGAAGGAATATTTCCTCATCTGAAAGAAGCATCTCTTCCGCAAACACATCTATTACCTTTCTACTCCATGGCACTTGGTGAGACATATTACACCTCCTCAAGAACATCCTTCATCTTGGCATATGATTTCTTACCATAGATTCCATCCGGGTCAAGTCCATTGATTAACTGCCATATTGTAAGAGCAGAAACAGACAAATTGTCCATTGCTCCTGTTTCTGGAATGTTCCACCCGGTTGCCTTGTTGATGTTCTGCTGGAGGCATAATACATTGGCACCGGAATATGCAGCCTTGATTGTAGGAACTGCAATGCCATCTGATGGAGCATTCAGTTCAGCATCATACTGAGTCAGATTCCATTTTTCTACAACTCGCATATTATTGTCAACATACTTGATAGATGTTGCATATCCTGCATCTTTTATAGCCTGCAAGTATCCCCTTGGAGTCTCCTGAGTCCAAGCTTTTTTGTATCTGCTATAACCTGTTATAAATTCAAAATAGCCTTTTATTCCAGCATCAACAGAGTCATATGCTCTGAATGCAGCAGAGATAGTATAATAACTTCCGTCTGCTCTCTGCTCGTTAGTGTTCTTTGTACAGACCTTTCCCTTCCAACTAGAACCAGCTTTCATGCCAAAGAAATTATTGACTGTTGGTCCGGCAAGAACTGTAGTGCCATATCCTGACTCAAGACAAGCTTGTGCTATGATTGGACTTGCAACCTTGAACCCATAAACCTTTGCATATTTTACAACACTTGGAGCAACCTTCTGGATAAATGCCCTGCACTGTTCATTTGTTGCCATGGCTAGTCCTCCTTCTTTGTCTGTGTTCCAAAATAGAATGAAATTACAACTGTGAAGATTGTAAGAAATTCTGATCCAGAGATAGTTCCTACAACTGCCAAATAAGCAAACACAATTGTCAAGATAATGGTTACAATGCTCTTAACTGTTAATAACTTCTGTAATCTCTCTAACATAATTACCTCCTAAATCATTGTCCAAGACTCAACTTCTGCTGCTACATCATCAATAAAACTGTTTCCCTTCAGGTTCTTGTAAGCTTCCAGCATCCTGTGAAAGCATTCAAGCGAATATTGAGGAATCTCTTTTGTATCTTTGTATTTATAGTAAATCTTTAACATCTCTGCTCTGAGTAATGCCTTCTGACCGTCAATCAGTCCCATTACCCACTTGAATCCAAAATAGACGAACCCGGCAATTACACCTAGTCCGCCGACTATCTCAACTATTAATCTAAATATCTCCACTGGAATGACCTCCTACTTTATTCTTACTGCACTTAATTTGGTTGAGGTTGTTAAACTCACACCCGTGTTGTTGCAGGAAATGCTCAAATAGTAAGTAGTCTCACTTGCAATGGTCACAATCTGATGCGTTGATGCACAAGCTTCAATGGTTGTATTTCCAAGAGCTGAAAATGTATGTGCAGTGTCCTTGTTTGTGGTCGAAACAGTTCCAGCAATGTATCTTGTTGCTGACGGTTTTGTAGTGACCACTTGAGAAGTCAACAACCAAGTTCCAGCAGGAAGAGTTATCGAAAGAGGACTATATACTGTGTTTGCGGAAGACAATGCATAATTGCTTGATAGACTGCTTTCAAGTGTTGCACCGATGTTTGCTGCAGTAACATCTCCTGAAAAATTGCCATCAATCGCATATACTGTTGCCCATCTTCTATTAGACAGTCCATTTGATATTGCGTTGTTTTCTGACGGATAAAATCTATCAGTTAACATCAACAAATATCTTCCATTTGCGTTTCCTTCATCGTCCGTCTGTCCACCATATAGCCTCAAAACACTTCCCAGACTACCAATCCACACCTGATTACTTTCTGACAATGTAGCAATTCGTCTTTCAGCATCTTCAGTTGTTTTACCGTAGATGGTTTTGTTGTTCGCAATTGTCACATCACCGGTTATATTGCCACCGCTCAACGGCAAATAATTGGCAAACAAGCTTTTGATTTTTTCAAGAACCTTCTGAACTGTTGTTTCTCCGTATGAGGTTGTTGTATCATCATATGAAACATTAGAGGCAGAGGTTGCCCCTCCGCCTCCGCCTGATTCCTCCAATGATTCCAGCCTGTCCTCATGGTCATTAAGAATGTCATCAAAATTCATGATTTCTCTCCTTATTTATAACCTAAAATCTTATAAACTGAACAACTATATACACTATTAGCCAAATAATCAAATGTGTTCTGCTGTGGGTCTTCATCTATCGTATACAATGACATTCTTTTGCCTTTTCCGATTGTCAAGGCTGTATTGCTTATAGATACTGGTCTATTATGCCAAACAGCAGTATCCACTGCGAAAATGTTGCATTCAAGAACTGTATTAATTGTATAATTTGAACCACTTGCCACTACAGGAATCTTGCCACTAGAATAATATTTTGTGCTTGAAGCAAGCGGGTCTAATGTTGCGTATATGATTTCCACATACTTATATGCACTAATGTTTGAAATTGTTGCTGACTTGTTCGACTGATTTGAAAGGTCTCCTGTATATTTATAAAGTTCAGTCTCAGTCATAACACTATTGACCTTTGTATTGACTGTAGCAACTGTTTCCGCATTGCTCTGCTGGACACTTGCAAGGGTTTCTGCATTACTTGTCTGAACTCCACTCAATGTAGATGCATTACTTGTCTGAATGCCTGAAAGAGTGGTAGCATTGTCCGCTTTAATTGATGCAAGTGTTGTGGCATTGTCTGCCTTGATTGATGCAAGTGTTGAAGCATTACTCTGCTGAACTCCTGCCAATGTTGATGCGTTGTCCTGTTTTACATCCTCAACAATATCGTTTCTGACAGTAAACAAACTCGTTACACTTTTGACTGCAATACCTTCAATTGTAACCTTGTATAATGGGAAGTCTGATACTGTAGCTCCATCAAGAACACTTGCTGAGTTGTAACTTGGAGCAACTGGAGTTGATGCTGGAGTTCCCTTAATTACTACAAGGGTCATTGTCTCGACATTCGTTTCTCCGTTCTTTGAGTATCTGGCAACAATCAAATCAATTCTGTTTGTATCAAGAGAACCATTGTCAATGCTTGCAGTATCATAAGTCTGACTGGCAATTTCAAAGTATCTACCATTATGAAGACCTTCTCCTGCTGCAATTCTTATCTCATTGTTAGAGATTATACTTGCTGCGAACTTGTTTCTTGTATTGAAGACATAAGAACCCCCTCCAAATACATGAGAATTAACTGCTCCATCATTCGCACTGGTAATGTGTGCTGTGCCTGAATGACCTGTGATAAGATGCATATTATTTACCTCCTATTTCATAAGATAGCTCCATTCCAGAACTATCAATTTTTAAAATTTTCTTTGTGATAGGTTGCTGCTGAACCCTAAAATTATGAGCATCGTCTGAAGCTCCTACAATGTCACCAATAAAATACTCATAACCATCAACCGGGAGAGTCATATCAATGCTGTCATTGTTCTTATACTTCTCAAGTTGTTTGATGCCTCTTGCAACCAAGTCCGCATACTTGTCAAGATGAAGTTCATAATAAGTATTATCTGTCCAAACAGGCTTATATATCCTTGTAACCATCTTGTAATATGTTCCTGTGGCAAATGTTGGAGCAACAACACTTGATGGAATCTGGATGCCATACTGCACTAACTGGTCCCATTCTGGAGCTTTCTTATCAACTACAATGTAGTCATAGAACTTCCCTGCTTTCCACTTAGGTCTCTTTGAATATCGTGTATCCGTGCGGACATATTCTGATCCGGAAGGAGTATAATAACTTGTGCAACTATTCTCCCAGTCACTTGGTTTTGCAGTAAGAAGAACATAGTTTCCAGCATCAGTTCTCTTGTAATACTTGCCACTCTCAAATGATGGAGTCTTTGTCTTCTCGTTTCCTTTTGAGTCCTTGTACTTGTCCTTCTTAACATTCTCCATCTTGAACCACCAGATCAGGGAACTTCCCCAATTGGTTGACCAGCTCGATGGCATTATTGTCTGAACCATATACTTTCTTACATCCACACCCTGAACTTGAGTCCACACAGGTTCTGTATGTCCATCCGTCTTTAAGTAGTAGTAATTTCCATAGTTCTGCTCCCAATCTGGGACTGATGGAGTTGCTGTCTTTTTGAGTCTCTTGTAAGAAACCTCAACAACTACCCCAGCAACTGGTTCACCGTCCGAAGTGTAATAATTGCCATACTGCGTTGACCATCGTTTTGGGGCAGAAGTCAAAAGTTTCAACTCATCTGCAACTCTTGCCTCAAGATTCACATACTTTTCCTTATCAGTATCAAACTTGAAATACTTGCTGAACTCTGTTCCAAAATCTTCAGGACAATCTTCCAAAAGCATATAATTGTTATATGTGGCAGAACTCTCAGCATCCAGCACTTCTGTAATTTCATTCTTTCCGAAGAGTTTCTGATTAGTATTACTAAGAATGTACTGGCTTGAGTCATAAGGAATGTCCTCTGTCGCATAAGCCTGTACAGTTCCTTCAGAGTCTGCGTACAGGTCAATGATTGTCCTCTGATTGTCTTCCTCGTCATAATTCCCAAGGCAAATCAAATGGTTAACCTTGGCATTCTTATGCTCTGCCTTGAATGACTTACTTGCAGCATCCCACTCTTCACTATTTGCATAGTTAATTAATGGAACAGCTTCAAGACAAACTTTTCTGCCTATCCTGTACATCTTGAGTCTGTAATTAATTGTTGCTAAAAGTTCCTTAATGCAGTCATAGAGATTTGGATACTCAAAAGAAACATTGTCAATGTACTTGTTCGTACTGTCTGCCAAAACCTCAAACATATCATCAAGGTCGCATATTGTAATGAGCTTTTTGATGATGGCATTAGGTTCTCCTGAGAACAAACTTTCTCTTGTTCCTGCTGGAGGAACTACTATTTTTCCTGCTAGAACTCCATGCCAAGTTCTGCCCTTATAAGTGATTTCATTGCTTTCGGTATCAATTGCAATTGCATCCACAATTCCGCCATACTCTGTCCCTTCAAAGAAAAACTGGCTATTCTCAACCAGAACATTCTGATCAAGAGCCAGTTTTAATTCAAAGTCATTTTCTGTTGAACCAAATGCAAGGTCTAAGTCATAGCTCTGCAAGATACCCATTTCCACATTGTTTTCATTAGTGTAGATTAAGTCCACTTTGGTTCACTCCTTTTCTCTATCAGAACTATCTCCCAGTTGAAAGATGAGTCCCAAGTTACTGAATTGTTCCCCGGGGGGATTAAATCAAAAATATATGCTTCCCTGTTTCTATAATCAAACAGGTTTGCAGTTCCACCATTATCATTCAATGTGATAGTCTTGCTTACGGAATCAATAACAATGTTCTGAGATGCATTCTCCAGCACATAATCAATTCCATACAAATGACCATCAATGTATATTTCTGGATTCACAACTGGACCATTGATGCTAATTCTGAAATCTGACCCGACAAAGTTTGTATTCAAGATTGAAGATACATTCATCTCATTTGAGAAGTCATAATTATAACCGTGGTTGTAATCAAGAAAACTCTCAGTTGATGTAGTGCCAAATCTGATTCTTTCACTTTCCCTGATCCAGAATGGATTTGAGCAGTACATTTCAACTTTGAGGTTTGTTGTGTTACCATCAATCTCTGTGCTGGAAGCTGTTATATAGCCTTTGATGTAGTAGTCCTCTTCTGCACCTGAATTAGCATTGACGATATAGTGCAGAGTTCCCTCTGCCCCATTAATCAAGTCAGTTTCAACTGTGCTATAGAACTTCTCAAGGTTTGTCCTGCGTTCATATACTGAACCCTTAAATCTGACAGTAAACTTGTAAGTCTTTGCATCCTTGTTTATCTGATTGACCTTTGTTCCATATCGTCTTGCTGTCCCTTTTGGTTTCCAAGCATATTCATAAAAATCTGCTTCTTTTATTCTTACTGTTTCGGTCATCAGCTCGATTGTCTGATTGTTTGAATTAGAATAATAAATATTTATCATGAGAAATTAACACCCATTCCCTTCAATAATCTTCCGAATTCTTTTGACCCGATTGTTAATGTTATGTTTGCATCTGCCGCACCTTCACGAACTGCCGCATATATCTCATCAGGATTGAGTCCTGCACTTGCACTTGCTCCATTTATTGCTGAATTAAAATTGACCTCATCAAAACTTGAAGCAATCATATTTGCATCAGGTAACGATGAAGCAATTGTGTTGTTGATGTCTGACATTTCGTCTTCCCAGCCTACTTTGAGACCCTGTCCCATCATTTCACCAATATATTTGAATTTCTTTGATGGAGAAGCAACTCCAAGCTCTGACTTTGCTGCAGATACCGCAGCTCTTGCAACTTCAGTTGCCGCATTTATTACAGAACTTCTTCCAGCAGATATTCCCTGTGCAAGTCCATAACTCACATTGAGTCCTATTGAATAGAAATAGCCTGAGTTCAATCCGTTCTGCGTTTCACTTCTTAACTGAGTGCATAATGATGATGCTGCATTCTTTGGAAGACTTGAGTTTCTATCAATACCTTCCTTGAGTCCCTCATCAAAGAACTTACCAATCTCTTCTGTGACCTTGGAAGGACTGTTGACTTTCAACTCATCTCTTAATGCCTTGACCGCATATTCTCCAAGTTTCTGGGATGCCTCTTCTGCTTCATCCGGGGTTGCAATTCCCTTCGCAAATCCTGCTGCCGCTTCCTCTCCTGTTTCCGCATAACTGTCTGCAATGTCAGAAGATACTGAACTACTAAGCTTTACATATCCAGCAAATTTCTGGTCATAGTCTGCAAGTTCTGAGTCTGACATAGATACAAATGCCTGCACATAAGAAGCACCTTCTGGACCCATCTTTGCCAACTCTGTAAGCAATCCCTCTGAGACTCCTCGTCTGGCAAGAGTCTGCATATTGGTTGACCAGTCTGTTATTCCATCAATCTGACTCTGCAGGTTTTTCGCAAGTTCCTCTTTTGAATGAGCAACTCCACCATTAAATTCTTCAAATGCGTTTAACTGACCCTGTACTGCGGATTCAGTTGCTTCCTGAAGGTTTGCCCAAGATTCACGGGTCTTAACTCCCCATTCCTCGGCACTTGCTTTTGCTTCAGATTCCGCATCAGACAATTCCTTGACTGCTCTTGTTGAGGTCTCTGTCTGAGTCTGATTTTTTGCCAGATAATCAGTGCAATAATCAATCTCAGCATTAAATTCATCAATTATCTCATTTGTTTTGTCAATCTCAGCATTAAGACTTGCTTCGTTTTCTTTCGCGGCATTAACTTGCTGGACATATGCACTTGTTGTATTTGCCCCCGTCGAGAATGCAAGAGAACTGTTATTCATAACCTCATTGAGTTCCGCGGTCTTTTCAGTAACTTCTGCCTGTGCTTCTTCTAATAGTTTTTCCTGTTCTGTAAGTTTTTTCTGTGCTTCCCACAGTTCTTCTGATGACTTTTTGAGCTGGTCTTCAATAACCGAATACATTGCCTGTTCACGCATTGCATCCGTCTGCTTTCTTATGGCATCCGTTGACGCATTAACCTTGCCCGTATTTTCATCAATAGTCAGGTTTAATCCTTCATAATTTGAATTAAGCTGTGCGACAATGTTTGAGACTTCCGCTTTCTCATCCGCTGAAAGATTCTCAACTCTGTTTAATTCCTCAAGACGATTAATCAAACTATCAGTGATATTAGATTCTTTCTGAATATCATCTCTAGCCTGTTTTCTTGTCTTGATGTTTTCTTCATAAGTCTTGTTAAGTTTTTCTGTCTCCTCAACAAGTTCCCTTGTTTTATCCTGTGTTTCTGTAAGACTTCCAAGTTCGTCTTTGTTAAGAGCATAATAAGTAACCATTGCAGAGGTTAATGCGACAACTGCGGTCAATAATGCTCCGATTACATTTGCAGATTGTGCTTCATTCAACAACCACTGCTGAACTGTTGCCTCTTCTGTCTTTTTCTTATATGCCTGCCATGATGCGGTCAATGCTGTAATCATTGGAACAATGGTTTTAGATATTGCCATTGAAGTCATAACTCCGGTAATTCCAGCCGTAACCAAATCAAGATTATTCAAGAACCAAGTAAAACCATCTATTAATGCAGGAAGAGCATCTTCTGCTACATCCACAGCATCATCAAGGAAGTTCCCTAAAGCATTTGAAAGGTTGACTAATGAAGTGTGCATATCTCCATTGCTTACTGAATCATTAAGTCTTCCTACTGCGTTAGTTGCCTGATCAACTGAGTTCTTCAACGTATCATCAAAGGTCTCATATGCTGATGTCTTGAGAGCATCCATAGCAGACTGTAATATTGTCAGTTTGCCCTTCAGGTTGTCCTGCATTGTGGTTGCCATTGACTTAGCAGAACCATCACAGTTCTCAAGTGCTTTTGCATAATCATAAAATGACTTGCCACCATTCTGTGCGGTCTCTGATACACCGTTCATAATAGTCTGGAGTTTTGAGTACTGCTGGACTCCGGCTATTGTTTTTGAAAGATTTGCCTGTTCCTGATCTGAAAGATTTGCCCATATATGCTCAAGTCCCTCAAGGATGTCTGAAAGACTGTTCATATTACCTTCGGAATCATATACAGCCACACCGTACTCCATTAACGTATCCGCACAACCCTTTGTATTAGTTGCGAGTCTTGACATAATGGATGATAAGCCTGTTCCTGCTTCTGAACCCTTAACACCAGCATCTGCCATTGTCATTAAGACCGCAGTAACATCTTCAACAGAATAACCAAGTGAATTAGCAGTTGATGCACAGTTCTTATATGCCTCTCCTAACTGCTCAACATTAGTATTTGAATTAGACATCGCATAAGCCAACTGGTCCGAGAACTCTGCTGCGTTTGCTGCACTCAAGCCAAATGCTGTTAAATAGTCTGTAACAATATCAGAAGCCTGAGCCAAGTCCATATCTGCTGCTGCTGCAAGATTTAAAACTGGTTCGATACCTTCCAGCATCTCCTCTGCATTCCATCCAGCAAGTGCCATATATGAAAATGCATCTGCCGACTGTGAAGCAGAGAACATTGTAGTTGCTCCCATTTCCTTGGCTTTATCTGTCAATTTAGCAAAGTCTGTTTCTGTCGCACCTGAAAGAGCTTTAACCTTGCTCATTGATGCTTCAAATTCCATTCCCGTCTCGATGCAGGCTGTTGTTACATCCTTAATTGCACTTGTGAGTGCTTTTATTCCAGAAATGATTGCAGCAGTTGAAAGATTCGCACTAAGAATAGTTCCAAATCCGGCTGTCTTCTCTCCGGCATCCTCGACTTCTTTTCCAAACTCATCAATTGAATCTGCTGTGTTGTCATATGACTTCTCAGCTTCATCGATATACTTATCATTAATCTGAATTTCTTTTGATAAGTCCTGCAGTTCTGCTTCTGCATAATTTAAAGAAGTCTGATACTGGTTGGTCTTCTGAGTAGCCTTGTCATAGTCAGAATTTGCAAGTGCCAACTGGTCTTCCAGTTCTGCTACTGTCTTCTTCTGCTGTTCCATTGCATCTGCTGTTGTGTCTGAAGACTTCTCCATATCTGCCATAGATGTCTTTGCCTTGTCCAGTGCAGTCTGCAATGCTTCTATTTTGTCTGCGGCTTCTTTCTGCTTCTTGGCAGAGTTCTCAACCGCGGTTGCATATACTTTGACCTTCTGCTGTTGAACATCATACTGCTTTGCAAGAATCTGACTCTTGCTGGTTAAGGCAGTAAGTGAGTTCTGCTGGTCTGAGAAAGTGCTTGTGCAGAGCTTCATTTCACTTCTTAACTGCTTCTGCTCTGTGTTGATATTCTTGAGTGCCTGTCTATAAGCAGACTCTCCTTCAAGGGCAATTTTTGCCCCTATCGTACCTTTACTTGCCATGTGTTAAGCACCTCTTATAGAAAATCTAAAGAACTGATAGGTTCTGCCTCTGGTATGCTATACAGTCCTTTTTTAGTTTCAAAATTATAGTTTTGCTTATAGCATTCAAACAAGTCCATCCACTGTCCAAGTGTTTGGTATCCTATTTCTGAATGACTAAAGCCTAGCCTGTTTACTCCGATATAAATAACCCAAGCAAAATCTATCGGCACATCTTCATCCCTATACCCTTGCTTGGCTAAAGTTTTTTTACCTCAAAACACTTCTTATATTCCGAATGAATAAACTGAGCTAATGCCTCAAAAGATATATTGCATTCTGGCAAAATATCTATATCCTCAAAGGGTTCAAAATCTTTTCCTTTTGCTCTTGCTTCAACTTCAAGACCTTCGTTTATTATCAATGGCAGTGCTGTTGTTATTGCCTTGATGGAAGGTTCTACAATGTACATCTCAGGGTCTCCATCTGATGTATACAACTGATTTCCATCAGCATCCTTCTTGAGCTTTAATCCCAGCAAATCTCTTTCAAACTGATTCACCGAACCATACTGTTCCTGTATTTCTGAAAGAACATTCAAGTCAACTTTTACCGGGTAAGACTTTGCCCCTATTTTTATCCTTGTTAACTTTTGCATCCTTATCCCTCTCTAACAAAATCCCCGGGCATATAACCCGGGGAATCCTGTTCCATTATGCAATTTATGAAATGCTTAACTGTGTCTTAATCCATCCATCAGCAGCAGCCTCAGTTGTGAAGTATGGTGATTTAATTCTCCATACATCATTACAGTCTGCCATTGCCTTACCTGATAAGCTTGGAGTTGAGAATGTGATAGTATCACCCTTAGTCTCAAATGACTCCTCACCTTCAATGAACTTAACCTTAGTTAAGATACAAGCTCTGTACTGCTTAACACCGTCAACCATTTCAGCTGTGATGAAACCGTAACCAACATATGCTGCAGAATCTGCACCCTTGTCAGTCTCTGTTCCCTTGCTGTCTCCAGTTGTGTTGTCAACTGTGTGTCCGAAAACGATTGTTGCAGCTGCAACAGGAAGTCTGTCAAGACCAAGTGTTACATTTGCGTTCTTGAACTCTGAAACGTACTCAACCTGAACATTATCTGCATAAAGCTCTGCATCTGAGTAGTTAGGTGTGATTGCTGTTGATACAGCTCTTCCACACTGGAATCCGTCTGTGTATGAAGCGGTTGTTGTATTTCCGCTTGTTGTCTCTACATACTTTGCAATCCATGGTTTAGATAATCCAAAATTTGCCATTGTTTATTCCTCCGTTTGCGTTATAAATGCCACGAAAACTGTATGCCTCACATAGTCAGTTCCGTTTTGTGCTTCATCCAACCAGCTCTGAATGTGCTGTACACAAAAGCCATAACTGGTTAATGCTTTTTTGATTTTCTTTTTGTCTGCAAAATAATTAAAACTTGCTGGTGTATATAATGTTATCTGGACAGTTGCCTGAGTTTCCACCTCGGAATTATCTGCATACAAAGCACCTCTTTCATCTTCATAAGTGAAAACTATGTACTTGTCTGCACTTCCTGTATAGATATCAGGAGCAACTGGATACCCAGTGACATCTTTTAACTGCATAATTAAAGGATTTACATTCATTTCGCACCAACTTTCTTATTGTAAATATCCTGCATCTTATCCATGATTACACTACGGACATTTTCTGTCGCACTAGTTAACCATGGTTTTGCAGTCTGTCCTGTTCTGCCATATTCTAGCCAAATAGCCTTGAGAACATTTGAGACTGCGTATTTTCTTTTTACCCTTTTGTTTGACCCATAAGAGTAATAATAATTGCTTGATTTTCCAGCCGGACCCACATTGACAATCCATGCATCCGTAGAAGTTCTTTTTGGTTTTGAAATCTTGATTGAGTTGACCAGATCAGAATCTCCTGTGTGTGCAACCTTTCCCCTGATGCTTGTCTGTATTGAGGTCTTCAAAGTCGGAGCAGTTGCCTCAAGTGATTCTTTTGCAATCTCTTCAAAATCTGAGTCCAAAAGTTCTGACAGAAAATCATCCGGGAAATTGATTTCAAACTTACCCATTATTCCACCTCTGCCAAAGTAAGCTCAATGCTATTGTGCTTCTTTACTCTATATGTCCTTGTAATGCGATACTCACAAGAGTCATACAGAACCCTTGTAGGCTTTTTGCCATTAACGATTGACTCTGCATAGTCATCATAATTGACTGATGCCACAAGACTCACATTAACCCCAACTGAAGAAGCCTGATAATGCTCTGTTCGTTTCGCACTCTGGACATCTGCCATACATTCAAACTGTGTTTCCGTCTCGACAGGGAATCCGTCTGCATCCTGTGTAGTTGTAACATTGATCAGATAAATAACATCATTCTTCATGACTTTCTCAAATTCTCCTGCTGGTATTCAAAACTTCTCTGGTATCTGTTCTGCAGTTCCTCGTCTCCCATCCTGACCATACAAAATGTGATAATTGCATCCTCGACCAGAGGAGCAGAGGAATTTGCGACAGTTGAAGTAATGCCAGAGCGGATTAATTCCGCCCTAGCTGTACTTATATTTCTCTGGATTGTATCAAGCAACTTTGTGGCTGCACTATCTGACAGCCTTAATGCTCTTGCAACTGCTTTCTCTAGGTCTGTCATCGTTTAGCCTCCTATTTCTTTGAAGTTGTCTTTTTTACAGTTTCCTTTGGTAAATCGGCTACTTTGACAACTCCAGCATCTACAAGCTCATTTGCTCTTTTTAAATCCTTGATATCAAGAATCTCTCCGGCATAATGATGCTCGTTTGTGAATTTATCCTGATATGCCTCTGTAACTGTAACCTTCATAATTTACCTCTTATGCTGTAGCAACTTTCTTGATGTTAACAAATGCCTTTGGAGAAACAACTCCATGACCTACATACTGTCTTCCAACAAGCTTAACAAGGTCTTTCTCAGCAAGTGAAAGGTCATCTCTAATGATTGAAATGTTGTTTCCATTAGGGAAGTTACACTGGTAACCATAAAAGAAGTCTCCGATGATTGCATATACTGCTCCAACTGATGCTGTTCCGAATGCAGGAAGCTTGTCTGTGAAAACAATCTTATCCTTTAATCCGTCAAATACATCAATTGCATATCCCGCCTCAAGTGCTAACTTAACAAATGCTGGATATGTCTGTCTGTTCATTACAATGTTGAGGTTCTTAGCCTGTGCTGAAAGCATTGACTCAGCAACAAGAATTGTATCAACTGCAATGTTCTGTGAAAGTGCTGGTACTCCCGGATGTGTTGCATCTGTTGTTGCCTGTGCAGACTTGATATTGTTAACAATCTCCTCTTCTGCTTTCTCAACAATCTTCTGTGCAATCTCCTTGTAGAGATATCCAACAGTATCAACTGTAGTTCCCTCAATAGCCTCATCAGAAACTGTAATCCATTTCTTGATGTTTGCTGGTGTAAGTGTTACATCTCCAAGTGTGATTACTTCCTCGTCAGGAGCTGCTGCACCCTCTGCGTGAATTACTGCACCTGTTGCACTAACCTCAAATACAACCTTTACATTTCCCTTCATGTAAGACTTCTTAACAAGTCCTGCAATCTGGTAGTTCTCCCAAGCATTCTTGATTTCTGTCTCAAGGAATGTTGGAACTGGAATCTGTCCACCAGAAGAAGCATTGTCTGAAAGTAATGCTCTTGCCTCTGTATAGTCATCTGTCTTCATTCCGTGAAGGAATGCCTTACCGTACTCGATTGAATCTCTTACTTCTACTGTACTCATTGTCTTGTTTTCCTTTCTGCTTTCTTTAACTATAGGCTGAACCTCTCCATCATTGATTGCCTGTGCTGCTGCATTTCTTTCCTCAATCTCCTTGAGTTCTGCTTTTCTCTGCTCAAGCTCAATCAGTTCTGCCTTAAAATTCTCAAGTTCTTCACCTGATCTGGTTTCAAGTTCGGCATTAATCTCTGTGACTCTTGCCTCTACTTCTGCCGTAGTCATTTCACTGATATTCATGATTTATTAATCCTTTCTATCATATTCCTTAATTCTTCACGAACCTGTGCATCTCTCTGCTCTGCCTTTTCTCTCTCCAGAGTTGCTTTGGCATTCTCCAATGCCTCTGCCGACCTTGCTTCAAGACTTGTCTGTTCGTAAGCAGGGAATGCGACTGCACTTACTTCAAATACCTTGCCAATGCTGCGGATATGCCTTGTAGGGTAATCTGAATCTAAGTTCTCCCATTCGTCTGAATCTACTGTGAACATGAATGACATTCCGCTAATGTCCCCACGTTTTGTAGCACTATATAATGCTCTGGCTTCTGAGTTATTCTCAGTATCAAGGTCAACCCTGATTGCCATTCCATTTTCATCAATTTCCATCTGCATTGTAGAATTTGCATTGTTCCTGCGACTTCTAGCCAATGGAATCATTGATGTATCATGACCGACTAAGAAGCGGACATCTTTCAAATCTGTTTCATCTAATGCTCCGCGGTCAACCACTTCCTGAAACATTCCGCACATATCTGTTGCCTCGTTAAAGACAATAGGTCTTCCCGTGAGGAAGTCTCCGTGTTCTTCACTATTTTCTGCCCTGACTTCAAATTCAAAGTATTTATTCGTCTTCATTACTGTCCTCCTTGTTTCCGTCAATTGAACCATTGCCCTCTCTTGGTTTTTCATCTCCATTGATATAATCCGCGTCAAGTCTACGGATTGGAGTGTCTCCTCCCTCAATGCCCTCATATCCTAAGAGAAGTCTCCACTCATTAATTGTCATTCCACCATACAGGACAACCTTGTTAAACAGTTCAAGTTTTTGAGTCATAGTCATAAACTCACCCTGATCTGTCATATAAACAATCTTGTTCTTTGGATAAGCTCCTGCTTTTGCCGGGAAGAACTTGCTGGTCAACTCCCTGCTTAATGCAATCAGGAATGGTTCAATTCTTAATCTGTAGAAATTCTCAAGTTGCTCTGTCTTCATATTTGACATTACAAAATCATCATTCACACCAAAGTATCTATATATGTCTTCCCTAGCATCTTTTCTCTGTTCAAAAGTTGCAGTACTTGGAGTCATATTGATTGGAGTGAATTCCTGAGTGCTGTCCAGAGAAGCAATTCCACCCTTGTTCTCAAGATTCATATAATCAGAAACAAATTCATCCTTCTGCTTCTTGATTGAATCCGGGGAAAGCATTGCCTTAGTACTCTTTAATATTCCTCTCAGGTTTGCTGTTGCTTTGATGCTGTTTGCAAGACCTTCATCTGCCGTAGTGATTAACTGCAGGGTTTTGATAATTGAAGCATTGTCATCTCCAGCAATATCTGAAGTGTTGTAGTCTTTTCTTAGGACTGCCAAGTCTTCCCAAGGAAGTGTAAGTGTTGAATTACTTCCTGCAAAATAAAACTTGATAAATAGTCCATTAAGATACTCAACAGCTTCAAAATATGAGTATGGGACCGGATAAGCTCCAATAACCTGCTGCCTGTCATTTCTCTCCAAGTAGATGAATGCTGTATTTAATATCTCAAGTCTTGTCCTGACCTTAACAATAAAGTCATGACCATTCATGTACATATTAGGTCTCTGGTTCAGCATCCTCTCAATTCTTTCATCTGAACAAACCGCTCTTGCTTTTGCAGAATAGTCTGCCAGTGGTCTAATGCATGAGCGGACAATACTGCTGTTGTAGATGTCTTCCCCAAAAACAGAAAAAGAACTGCGGTATGTTCCCAGTTCCTTCCAACTCTGTACACTAGACTTTCTCAATGGTTTGAAAATGTCTAAAATACCCATTTTTCTCCTACCTCAAGTATGGAATGAATTCATCATAATGCTTTAAGTATCCAACATAAGCATTTAACAGACTGACCATTCCATCAATCCTTCTTGTTGCTTGTATCTTAACAGGCTGTATTGATTCAATACCGTCTGCGTTTAAACTCTTCTTTGCAGTGTTGCTCAAGCACCATCTCAGCATTGGATTGTTCTGATATACAACCTTATGCTCTTCCAACAATGCACCTAATTGTTTCATAGGATATGACCATGTATAAGCACCCTGTGGAATCTTATCCATCTCAAATCCATATTCCTTCATCTCTTCCTGCCAGTAACCAGCTAATGCTCTGTCATAGCATACATACAATGGTCTGATATCATACTTGACAACCATTTCCACAAACCACTCTGTCACTGCGTGGAAATCAACTGATGCACCCTCTGAAATTGATAACCATCCTTTGTCTGCCCATAATTGATATGGAGCTTCCTGTGCGGCACTGGTTTGAACACTATCTACTCTACTTCGTGGGAGGAAATATTTTTGCAAGACATATAGGTTCTCATCATTTGGCTTTTGAATTAGTAATGTCGCACAGGTCAAGTCTGTTGTACTTGATAAGTCTGCTCCGGCAATTGCATATGAGTGGGATAGATACTCAATATCAACAACTGACTCATTTATGACAGAAGACATTGGCAACCAAGCAGTTGTTTCCTGCTGTTTCATATCAAAGTCCTTGACTAATAATGTAGGAAGATATGAAGCATCGTTTTTTGCTCTTTCAACATCGTCTGCCAGTTGGACAGTGCTTTTAATTGTTCCAAGTCCCGGGTTTGCTTTCATCCAGCAATGAGGGTCTTGCCATTCATCAACATTGTCCAATTTATAGATAATAGGAAGAATCCTGTCATCTTTAATATTTCCGCGTGCTACTTCAACAGCATAGTCATGCAAAGAATCATACAACCCTTCTCTACGGAATCCAGATGTTGTGATACATCCAATCAAGGGCTGTTTTCTTGCTTTCATACCCTGCCTGAGAACATCGTACATATTCCTGTCCTTCTGTTCATGGATTTCGTCTAATGCTGCGAAGTGGATATTAAGACCGTCCAATGACTTGGACTCATTAGGCAGTGGTTTCATCAATGACCTTGTCATCTTGAAACTCAATCCTTCTCTTGTAGACTTGACCAAAGTGCGGAGGTCTTCATTCTGGTCTACAATATTCTTTGCAACATTATATATAATCTTAGCCTGATCTAGCTTTGTAGCAGCGGAGTAAATCTCCGCACCTTGTTCTCCGTCAGCAACCATCATGTACACTGCAATGCATCCACTCAGGAATGACTTGCCATGTTTTCTTGCCACTTCAAAGAAATACTCTCTGAATCGTCTTCTATTAGTTTCCTTTTCCAACCATCCAAAGAGTGACTGTATAAATGCTTTCTGAAAAAGTTCAAGCTTGACTAACTGTCCAGCATTATCTCCCTGATAATGTCTGCAGTATCCTTCAATAAAATTGATTACATACTCTCCCTGTTCCTCAGAAAACCAAAAAGGAAATGAATCATCTTTGCAATCCATTTCCTTCACTAATCTGTCATATAACAACTTAATTTCTTCACAAGCAACTACTTCCCCGGATTGAAGCTGCCTATTATACTCTTTAACGAAGTTCAACTGGTTTACCACCTGTTACAAGTCTTGCCAGATTCTCACCAGCCTTTGTTACTGTTTCACTTTTTTGATCCGGGAGTAAATTACTCAACTGGTTGATAACTGAACTATATTTTGCCAACATTCCAACATAACTCTTCTGAGCAGGATGCTCCTGAGTAATATCAAAACCATTTCCATTCTTGGCAGTAATGATAGCACCCTCTGAATTAACTACTTCCTGTAGGTCTTCAAGAGTTATTGCCATAAAAGCAGCATTTTCTACCAGTTTTGCACATAACTTCTTCTTATTCTCTGGAATGTCTGCGAAGATTTTATTAAGTTTGTCTTTCTCTGCTTTGATTCTTGTAAGTTTGTCCATATCTCTGTAATTATCCCTTCATATGTGTGCGACCCGTCCGGTTTTTCTGAGGGACGCTCTCGGTCTTGAGCAGGTTCAATTTTTAAAATTTGACCCGGGGTCTCCCGTGATGCTCCGTTTTTGTTCTTCTACCTGATTTCGATTGGATATCCATCCTCATCGAACCCCACCCTTGGTAGAATAGACCCTTTACTATGCATTTCTTTTGTTATTCTCTTGTGGCATTGCCCGCATAAACTTCTTAAATTGTTTTCATTCAAACAGATATTCAAATCGTTTATGTTTTCTTCAGTCAATTCAATTATGTGATGAACTTCTTCTGCTGGTCTTCTGCACCCGGGTTCTGTACACATAAAGTTATCTCTTTGCAATATATAAATTCTTTGCTTTTGCCAGTGACTTGAATTGTAAAACTGCTTAGACCACCCCTGTGCCATCCCCTGTATGCTCCTCCACAAAAAAAGAAAGAGGACTAACCACTTGATTAATTCTCTTTCTATTATAAATATTACCACACCAGTGTGTGACATATGTGACAAGTTTACAGATTCGCAGTGATATATCTATGATACATTTGTCTTGCGTTTTCTGCTGAATAACTTGCACCAAGCTTTATTGCTATTTCATTCCAAGTCATTAACTTTATGCAACGATATTCCAATATCTGACTAATGATTGGGTCATCAACATTCACAATAAACTTTTCAATCTCAGCAATTGTAATCTTGATTTCTGATATCTTTCCTTCGATGACCTTTGCCACTTCCACCAGTTCAATTGCTTTTGTTTCTGTAGGACTGGTCACCTCGTTAGTATTTGCAAATGGCATTCCGTCAATTGGTTTCGATGATATAGCAATGTCTGCCTGCAACTCTGCAATTCTTCCCTGCCACATTCTAAGCTGTTTCTTTAGATAATAAACAGACTCAAGTTCTTTTCTTGTCATCCTCTTTCACCTCATCATAAATGCATACTTCCCGACAGCATCTATCCCCATCATTCCATTCACAGCATTCACATCCAATAGTCATTGATTCACCCTCCTACTTGCTTAATACTCTTTTAATCTGGGTCAATGTCTTTGTGTATCCGCTTGTCTTTAAGTGAAGACAGTCTGTCCTGATATCACTTGATGATAGATATTTTGCAGTGTTTAATGTTATGACATATTTCTTCATCCATTTGTCCGTCAGAGGATATTCAAACATTGTCTTGATTCCTGCTTTATTGCACACCCATTGAATATGTGTTGGATTAATGCATATTATCTTAACATTTGGGTCTGCTGCTCTTATCTTCTTCAAGCACTTCTTTAGTATGTAATAATGGTCTTCATTGCACTTTTTTAGAATGTCATTTGCTCCAAAAGAATATATGACCACATTATCTTGATCAGGATACAATTTGAGTTTTTTGATTACTTTCTTTGTTTGGGCATACATATCAGTGCATATTTTTGACCCTTCATAACTATAGTCACATCTAACCTTGTAGTATTTGCTTGATGCCATTGTTTCATAGAGTCCAGTTTTCTCATGTGGATAGTTATCAATGATACTATCACCCATCAAATAAACATTTGTCTTTGTTGCTGCACTACAATTTGTTCCAGCAATTAGAACCATAAAGATTGATAATAAAAATGCTCTTTTAAATACATTCACTTCAGGTCATCCTCCTCATCAAGCAGTTTCTCATACTCATCCAAGAGCTTATTGTATTTTTCATACCACTCATTATTGACTTTGTGGTTTATGTCTAAAAACCTTTTTGTGTCTTCCTTCCAGCCTACCTTCATTCCGTAGCAGATATTAATCAAGACTACATTCAAAAGTAGACTAAATGCCAGTATCATCAGTATCATCAGTGTCATCATCATCCTCCTCAAAATACTCTGGGTCAGCAAGTGAACAATCCTTGTCGCAATCCACTGCCAACAACTTACCATTTTCTTCTACAATTGGTTGGTTCTTGCATCGTTGACAGTATTTTTCTGCAAAGAATTCAGCATCGTCATATCCGTGATACCCTGTATCATCCATCAATCCTTCTCTCATTTGTCTGCTCCTTTACATTCCACTAACCCATATGTAAATCAAAGGTTTAACCCAATCCGCTGTGTTTATTACAGAATTTTTACTCACATTAAAGGTTCTCCTATCGGTTCGCTGGTAACTGGCATATCCATATACTTTTCCCTTGTTTCTTTTTTGGTATAAGGAGTTGTCAACTTCTTCCCACTTTTCGCACCAATCAAAATATAATCCGTGTCATAACTCAGTAACTTAGCTACATCTCTTACTGTCATTCTTCTGCTCCTTTTCTATCGCATCATAGAATTTCCAAGTTTGATATAATGCCCACAAAACTTTCTTCTGAACATACTCATTTTTTAATGCTTTTTCGTAATATTTCAAAAGAGTTTTCATAGCATTGATTAAATCACTCATTCGTTCTGCTCCTTTAACTAATTCTCATACTCCTAATTTCTTCTTCAAGTCTTCCAATCATCTTTGCTTGTGATATGATTGCATCTCTTAACCTATCCATCTCGCAATGGCAATTATGTAGAAATTCTCCTTGCTTGTGATTCTCGTCAATGATTCTTTCAGCCTTTGCGATAATTCTTCTCTTTACGCACTCATCAATTTCAAGTGCTTTTACTTCTTCTTCAAATGTTAATTCTCTTACGCAACAATCACTCATTCTTTCTGCTCCTTTAAACAATCATTACTTCTTCTTCATCGTCTGAACGCATTACACCTTCAACATTTGTTGAAACATCTCCAACATCTTCATAAATTTCATTGAGTATCTCAATTAGTTCTTTGATAGATAAATTATCCATTTTCCTGCTCCTTTAACTGTTCTGCTAAACCTTTGAATATATGTGCTATTACATCTACTGTCCAACCATTACCTATGCACTTATATCTCTGCGTATTAGAAACACATTCAGTATAATTATCAGGCAATGTCTGAAGTCTTTCCGCTTCTATTGGTGTTAATTTGCGAATGAGATAATCTCCGTCTGGCAAATCAATAGCATATAATCCAGTTTTTTCTCCTTTACCACCGGCACAAGACTTAATTGTTACGGATTTACCACGAACCGAATAAACTCTATTGCCTTGTGAATTTTTACCTAATGAACCTATTTGTATCGGTTCACATACCATACTGTCTTTTGTGACTGTGGTAATTGCATTTGCTTTATTATCCTTGTTAATTTCAAGATGTTGTTCTGTATGTCCTTCATACAAGTATCTACCTCTTTCGGCACACCCAACAACCTGATACATCTGCATATCCGTTGTAAGGCAGTTTGATTTATCTTCCATTTTTCTTCCTCTCCTTGTTTTTGAATTGATTTGTGCAAGGTCTACGCACCCCCCCATAGGAATGTCAACATATCCTTGCTTTGTTGCTTCTGGTACTCTCATATTTTTTCTGCAACTCCATTCATTTCTTGATTTCCAAAACCTTTATAATCTCTTGCAAGTAAGCACAAACCTTTTTCTTTATTCGGCTTTACTGTTCTTCCTTGTTGTCCAACTTTAACGGCTCTGCTATCATTGTCCTTTGTTTTCTCTCGAGCGTATTCCAAAGCACTGCCCCATTGTATCGAGCCGTCATCGTGTATGATTTGTCTTGCCAACTCGTACCCCCCCCAATAATTATGTCAGGCAAAAGAATGCCTTCATCTTTTGGTTGAGTAACATCAGAAATATTAGTCCAATAGCATCTTTTTCTATTCTGTGCAGATACTAACGCAGAATTTATCATTATTGGTTCAGTGCCTAATTGCTTTGAAATAAACTCCTTGATATTTTTATGAATTGAATAATTATTCTCATACAAGAAAAATGGACATTCACTTTCTTTTAATGCTCTGACATATTGCATAAACATTTGTCCGCCTATTCCGTCAGGTGTTGTTTCTCGATTATTTTTTGCAATGCTCCAATAAGTACAAGGACTACCACCTATAAGCAAATCAAACCCTTTGTATTCTGTAAAATCTCCCTTGAACACATCCCCCTTATGCTCTATCTGTTGGTAGTTCTTTTCGCTAACTTGTATAGCATACTTGTCAATCTCATAAGCGACATATCTATCAACCTTAATTCCAGCTCTCTCAAGAGCAACCATTCCGCAGCTTATGCCATCAAACAAAGACAGCACTTTTATACCTTTACTCATTCTTTCTGCTCCTTTAACTGTTCCACTAAATTGCAAATAGCACTTCGTTTCTGTATGTAGCACCATTAGCACTATTCATTACTGTTCTTACTTCCTTTTGCCATAATACAGAGCCTTTTGTATAACTTGAATAATAAACAGTATAAGGTCTGCTTTTTGCCCATTCA